CCGGACACCGGGCCGTTAACATCCGCCGAAGCAAAGTCTTTGTCAGCAACAAAGGCGTGAGTAACTGTGTAGTTGGCAACGCCACTTGATGGAGGAAACTCAATGTTGTTATCGTTAATAACTCTCTGAGCATCAGATATTACATTGTCACCAACAGAATGAGCGGCGGCGGTGGTTGAGGATGCGCCGCGAGTACAGCCTGTCAAAATGCTTGTCCCTGTAAAGGTCAAAGCGGTGTTGTCAGAAATTGTAATTGCTGAACTAAGAACCAAAGCGTTTTGACTTGTAACTGTGGCAACACGAACAGTGCCAGATATGCCTGTTCCTGTGACAACCATACCTACTGTTATAGTTCCTGAGTTTCCATCTACAGCTAAAGATGTAGATGAAGATACAGCGCCATTAGCATCAGCCTTAGCCGTTCCATCTTTACCAGTGTAGGTAATGATCTCTTGATTCACAACAACTGTACCTGATGTTGGAAATGCTTCCGCATCAGCTAAGATTATTGATGTATCAGAGGCACCAATAGCCACCGCCGCTGTAGTCACAGACTGTTTCCAGTTTGCGGCAGTAACTTGCTGTCTAACATAATCAGCATCTTCAGTTACAATATTAACTTCTGTTATGTTGCCGTTTTCAGCATTCGGTACTGCGGTAGCCAAACCAACGTATATACTATTGCCCGGCGTGGCAAAGGAAAGAGAGTCATTCTTGAACAAATAGTCAAGAATCCTTCTTTCCAGATACGAGGTTGCCGCATTCGTTGTAGCCATTATTCACTCCTTATGTGCGTGGACTAGTGGGCAGGCCTTGCCTGTATGCGTCATTGTTTTCTCTTGCTTCTGCGAGATCTTTCAGTCTTGAGATTGCCTCTTGGAAGCGCCCTTCATACATAGAAATAACATCTTGTTCACCCTTCATGTAGATGTACGCCTCTATCAAAGAGCCATACAGAAGGGCGTTAGGAGCATTGCTACTTAGCCATGTATATTCGTTGTTCGCTCCAGCTGTCAGACTTGCTGGCCTGTAGTAATAGTGAAGCTCAACTGTGTAATTTTGATTTGGTGTAGGCCCAAGAATAAAGTTAGCTTGGACATTACCAGCGCCTACTGTGGCAGTCGCATCAAAGAAACCATAATACTCCGGTCTTGCCTGAGTTGATTGGGCGGGGTAGGCTTCTCTAATGAAATTAACATCTTTCTCCAACAGGTAGCCTTCACTGCCAGAGGTTGTCACGAACAAAGAAAAAGGAGCCAAGAAATCACTTGGAGTGGATAGATACTCATTTCCGCTAGTTAGTGTTGATGTAGCGTTTTTACGAAAGTTCTCTAAGTCAACATTGACAAGAATACGATCTTCGGCAGAGCGAATAAACACAGGCAGATTCGTTACGAATCCTGTCTCGTCATTCTCTGTAAAGTCTTGTATGGCCTGTTTTAGCTCTCCGAATGTAAAAGACATTACTCAATCCTTACGATAGCTGTGCCGGATGCCGCTGTTGGAAACTCTACTGTAAATGTTGAATTGCTAGAGCTTTGGTTGGCCCCGAAGTCATAACACGCAACAGCCTTGTTTGATTTACTGCTGTTATAAATTAAAGCGCCTCTTGCTGTAATAGTAGAGTTTGAGAAGGTTACATCGTTAAAATCAACAAATGCAACGCCATTGCTGGTAGTTGGCGCTACTGTTGTTAACGTTGCCCCTCCGGCAGTGTAAGCAGTGCCAGAGACTTCATCGCTTGTAGAATACGCTGTTGTTGCCGAGCCAAGTGTAGCGGTATCGGCATACAGAGCCATCTTAAATGTATCTGTTGTAAAATCGTGTTCAGCTTCAAGAATCTCTTGCTTGAAACTTGTACACATAGTTGTGGTAATTGCCATTTCTTACTCCTAAAGTGTGTTCACCTTGTAACCCATACCGCTATGAACTGTGCAGTAAGTATACAGTGTTGGTGCGCCTACCGCCACCGTGATCTGAGTATAAGCCCCAGACGTTCCCGGTGTGCCTACTGTTGTCACCCCCGTAGTGTATTGCGATCCGCCGCCATGAGTGCCATCGGGCGTGGTTGAAAAGCGAAGAGGGTGGCCTGAATTACTGGCGTCTGATTGATCGTAACGATATGTAGAGCCTTCATTTACGTTTACGCCAGAAGCTCCCGGCAGTGTGCCGCTTTGGTAATACTTGTTACCGCTTCCGGGATTAGCAACAGTAATGGTATAAGTCGCCGCTAAACCTCCTGAAACAGAAGCAATCGGAACTGTGACTGCTCCTTGAGCAGAAACCCCAGTAAGCGGAACTATAATATTTTGAGGAAATGGAATTGTGCCAACTCTGCCTTGACCAGCAACCCCTGTAAGAATAACCCTTACATTGGTAGGAATTGTTGTTCCTGTTGTTTTTAGCTCACCAGCCTTTGCTCTTAAAAAAGGAACTGGAACGGTCTTCAAAGTAGCAGAGTCAAAAGCTGGCAATTTAACAGTTACAGACTCTATTTTTCTCTCAGGACGAGGGTTTAACAATGCTTGAGGGTCATTTATACGCAAGCGGCCCAGAAAGTTTTGAGGATGGTCTTGATCAACCACATCCCTTCCAACCTTCAGGCCAGTCTTGATTCCATTCTGGTATTCATCAACTAGGTCTGTCAGCTTGTATCTGCCGCCAGTCCTGTCGCAAAAACCGAATGCTCTTTTACCCTTCGCATACGACATCTATTACGCCTTGCTATAACCCTTGCCCCGCGTAGCGGCACCGCCACCACGACATGATCCGCCACTCTTTGCCGCTTTTACTGGCCCACCCTTCTTGGCGTAGCCCATTTTATTGCGAACTGGCTTGGGAAGTTTAGCCAATCCTTTTTTCCCTGCTGGCACAGGCTTCATCGACCCACCAGACTTCTTGCTCATAGGAAAACCAATATCCTTTAGCATCTTTTCCATACTTTTGGCGCTGGAACTTGAGCCGCCTTTTGACGACATAATTTTACGCAAAGCCGCGAGCTTCTGCTCTCTTGTAACAGCGCCGCCTTTGTCGTATCCCGTAACTTTCTTTTTCATCTTCCCACCAGACTTCATCGGAGACGCCATATCCTTCACCTTTTCTTTTGCATGTCTATATGTTCCCTGAAGCACCTCACTAAGAGCAGGAACATTTCTAGGATTATTCTTGTTTGCTCTTGAGTCACGACCGCCGGGGTTCATTATCTCATCTATTTGCCCAGTAAGGGTGCTTGTTCTTTTGCTCTTGGCTCTTTGACGCTTAGTTGGTCTTGGCTTAGGTGTGGGAATTTTCCCGCCATCTTTATAACCCATAGATTTCTTTTTCATGTTAACCTCCTAGATAAAACGTGTCGTATGGCACGAACTTCATTGATGATGAGTCTGTATCCTCTCCAGCGGCAAGCTCGAACTGGAACTCATACTCTTGTTTAAGCGGTGTCACACGCGCCGCCACTTCAGGCTTCTTCATCGCAATGTAGTAAGCCAAACCTGATACCAAGCAAGGAACAAACCTTGGCGGCACATCTGCTACAGAACCTATACCAGACGAGATGCCAGAGATGCCACGAAGTCTATGATACGAGAGAGTGTATGTGCCAGAGTCTGGTACAGGCCATAAAGTAAAGCTGACAGACGTTGCTTGGCGATCAATGTAAATCTGGGTAGGTCTTCCCTCAGTATTCTTGACAGATTGTTTTGCATACGTTGAAACGCTAATGCGCTCCACATTTGTATCCACCTGATTTGTACCTGTACCCGTTCTAATTTGATGTTCAATGAGGTCGATAGTGTCAGCAGGCATGGGATAAGTTGCTGTGCCTGCTGTAAGGGATATCGTACCATCGTCAATAGTCCAGAGATTAAGCCCACGATTTTGCCACTCCAATGTCAATAAGTTAAGGCTACGCCTAGCTGTCTTTAGGTCGTAGCCAGTTGTCATCTGAAGCCCTGCACGTTCAAACGCTTCTTCAAAAATTTCTGGTAAGTCTGGTGTTACTACAGCCATTACTTGACCTTCCTATGCGGCTTCACTTTAGCTCGTATCTTTTTAGGCTGTTTGGAGACTTG